TCAAATAGGCTTGCGTTTAATCTTAGCTTTATTTGGTGGTGGTCGTGCTAATGGTGGTCAAGTAGAAGGATCACGAGCCGATGGTGGATATGTTCAAGGTTCAAGACCAATGGGTGGAGCTACTGGCTATGGTAAGGCTTACATGGTGGGAGAACGAGGAGCTGAATTATTTGTGCCTGATCAAGATGGAACAATTATTCCTAATGATAAATTAGGAACAACAAACAATGTTAATATTACAATTATGGCTAATGATACGGAAGGGTTTGATGATCTCTTGATTAAAAGACGATCAACTATTATTAATGTCATTAACGATGCTTTAAATGTACAAGGAAAAGAGGCTTTAATCTAATGTCAGGAACATACCCCACAACCCCAGAATTTAGATCAATGAATTTTAGTAGTGAGCAAAAGACTCTTACTTCTACTACTGACTCAGGAAAAATGTTTAGTGTTCAAGTTGATGGACAACGATTTAAATTTTCTGCTAGTTATCCACCAATGAGTCGATCTGATTTTGCACCAGTATTAGCTTTTATTATGAGACAACGATCTCAAAAAGAAACATTTCAAATAGCTTTACCAGATTTAAAAAATGCAAAAGGTGATGTCTCTGGAACTGTCTTAGTCAATGGCTCTCATTCTACTGGAGATACTACTATTGATATTGACGGAATGACAGGAACTTTAAAGGCTGGAGATTTAATTAAGTTTTCTCACGATAAGGTTTACATGGTTGTGGCTGATGCTACTGCTTCAGCAGGTGCGACTACTATCACCATTGAGCCACCATTAAGAGAAGCACTAGCTGATGACTCTAGTGTCACTTATGACAATGTAGAATTTACTGTTAGACTAACGAATGACGTTCAAGAATTTAATGTGGGAATGGATAATTATTATCGATACGAAATAGATTTTATTGAGGCTCTCTAATGGCTAGAGGATTATCATCTGACCTTTTAACAGAACTCTCCACTAATAATATTAAACCTATTTTATTAGTAGAGATTAATTTTCCAACTCCTCAACGATTAACCAATCATTACAAAGACGTAACTCATAACTCTAATACTTATTCAGCCTCTGGTCATTTATTATCAATTACAGCAAAGTCAGAAAATGCAGAATTAGATGTGGCTAATTTTACAGTCAGGTTGTCGGCTGTTGATAGTGCTTACACTTCTATTTTACTCAATAACAATGTCAGTAATGATGAAGTCACTATTGATATAGGATTATTAAATAGTTCAGATGCGTTAATTGACACTTATCAATTTGATAAAGGTTACATTGAAAGTTTTAGAATTAACACTGACAAAGCAACCATTGATTTAATTTGTACCTCTCATTTTTCTGATTTTAGCAGAATAGCAGGAAGAAAAACAAATGAGGGAAGTCAACAACGATTTTTTCCTAATGATCGAGGATTTGAATATGCTGGTTTGACAGTTCAAGATATTTTATGGGGTAGAAGTAGTTGATTAATGAGGTTGTTTATTTTTTTCAATCATTTCAGAAATATAAAGATATTCCAACTCAGGTAATCAAAAAACAAATTCAACCTAGTTTCTATCATCAACAATATAAGATATTTGGAGATCAAGAAATAACAGGATTTTTAAATTGGGCATATTTAAACGATATAACAAAAACAAAATTTACAAGGCATGGAATTATTGATTACGGAAATTGGAATTGTGGCGATAATCTTTGTTTTGTCCATTTACTTTGTAGAAAAAATTTAAGAGATATGATTAAGTGGGCTAAGAAACATTTCGGTTCAGATATGCAATATGATAAAGAAGTGGCTTGGATTAGAATTAATGAAGATATAACAAAAGTGATGAGGATTACAAATAAATGGGTCAGGTAATAGATTTTATTCAAGACGTAGCTCAAAAGGTCGTCTCATGGTTTATTGATATTCCTGAGATACCTGACACCCCTGAAGTTGAAGAGATCAGAGGAACACAACTTAATAAACAATCCAACAATGCACAAATTCCTGTCATTTATGGAGAAAGACTAGTTGGTGGCACAAGAGTATTTTTAGAAACTTCAGGTACAGATAATAATTATTTATATGGTGCGATGGTTATTTGCGAAGGTGAAATCAATGCCATTACAGAAATTCAAGTTAATGATAGCGTTGTCACTTTTGACTCAGGATTTTCTCATGGCGTTACTATTACATCCGATGATAGCAAATATGCTGACACAATAAAAATTCAACCTTTTTATGGAACGGAAGTAAGTAATCAACCAGCTTCATCTTTATTATCTACATTGTCAAGCTGGACTTCTAACCATAAATTATCAAGAGTTTGCTATATTGCTTTTCGTTTTACATGGGATAGTGACAAATATACAGGCATCCCAAATATCAAAGTAAAAATACAAGGAAGAAAAGTATCAACCTTTGATAGTGATGGGAATGAAACAACTGGAGTTTATTCTACCAATCCTGTCTGGTGCTTATTAGATTTTTTAAGAAATGAACGATATGGAAAAGGAATATCTGATAATGATTTAGATTTATCAACTTTTTATACTGCGTCTCAAATTGCAGATACTACAGTCACTTATTATGGTTCAACCACAGGAAAATTATTTGAATGTCACGCTGTTATCAATACCAATAAAAAAATACTAGAAAACGTCAAAGTATTCTTAAAAGGCATGAGAGGACTACTTCCTTATGTTCAAGGAAAATTTAAACTTTTAATTGAAAGCACAGGCACAGCTACCTTCTCTTTAAATGAGGATAATATTATTGGTGGAATTAAATTAGAAAGTGAACGAAAAAATGAAAAGTTTAATAGAGTTGTTATTAATTATGTTAATCCTGATAAAAATTATCAAGCCGATACAGTTGTCTATCCTGAGACATCAGCAGAACATGAAACATTAAAAACCGAAGATGGTGGTTTTTTACAAGAGGCTAATGTTACTTTAGACACGATCAACAATCCTTATCAGGCTTTACAGTTTGGTAAAATTATTCTTAATAGATCAAGAAACAATTTAAAATTATCTTTAAAAGCTAATTATCAAGCTCTGGATTTAGCGATTGGAGATATTGTTAATTTATCAAGCACTATTTTAGGAATGGTTAATAAACCTTTTAGAATTAGTGCGATGTCTTTAAATTCTGATTTTACAGCCAGCTTATCTTTACAAGAACATCAACAATCATGGTATGATTTTGACACCAGATCGTCAGCCTTCCCAGTCATTGGCGATACTAATTTTCCTGATCCCTTCTCTGTAGAAGCACCTAGTATTGAACACGAAGATGAATTGATATCTCTATTTGACGGAAGTGTTGTTTCTAAATTAACAGTGACAGTTAATTCCAATGATAGATTTGTTAATGAATATGAAGTTCAAATTAAACGTCAAACTGATAGTGCATTTACCACCATTGGTCGTTCTACTAATAAAGTCTTTGAACGCTATCCTGTTATTGAAGGTGAAATCTATGATGTTAGAGCAAGAGCCATAAACAGTTTAGGTGTTTCATCAGCTTATACGACTAGCCAACACGAAGTAAACAGTGCTTTTGAGCCACCAGATGATGTCACAGGATATACGATTGATGTGGTCGGTGATAAACTTCACCATAGTTTTAATCCTGTCACGAATTTAGATTTAAGATTTTATGAGATTAGATATTCCTCAGATATTACCAAAACTAATTATGCTGATACTACTGTATTAGTAGAAAGAATAGCTAGACCTGCAACATCTGTTGTCACCCCTTATCAACAGGGTGGTATCTTTATGATTAAGGCAGTAGATAAATTTGGGGTGCGTTCTACTAATTATGCAAGTGTCATAGTGACTGAACAAGTCTTTGGTGAGAAACAAAATACAGTTCAAACCATTACTGAACATACTGCCTTTAGTGGAAGTAAAACAAATTGTGTTGTTGTAGATAATACTTTGCGTCTAGATACTTCAATTAATTTTGATGATTTAGGTGGCGATTTTGATGACGCAGAAGGTTTCTTTGACGGTGGTGGGGGTAATGTTGCGTCAAGTGGAACTTATGATTTTAATGGTGACTTTGACTTTGGTGCTAAATTTAAATTTAATTTACAATTAGATAGTTTGGTTGTTCAGAACTTAAACTATGTCAATAACTTTGATAGTAAACAGGGATTGTTTGATAGTGCCGAAGGATTTTTTGATGGTGGGGAAAACGCATCTGTATCTACTGACGTTCAATTATATATCGCTACATCAGATGATGCAGTCACTTATGGCAATTATACTAAATTCAAAGCAGGTGATTATAATACCAGAGCAATTAAATTAAGAGCAATTTTAACTTCAACCAATACTGAAGAAACACCTGTTGTAGAACAATTATCTATTAGAATTGCCTTACCTAAAAGAAGCGAGGAAGGTTCTAATATTTCTAGTGGTACAGATACTGCAGGAAAAGTAATTACATTTAGTTATCCATTTTATCAAACACCTACAGTCACCATTATTGCACAAGATTTACAGACAGGCGACTATTTCAATCTCAATTCTAAAAGCACAGATGACTTCAACATTGAATTTTTTGATAGTGGTGGTAATACTGTAAATCGCACATTTGATTACCAAGTAATCGGTATTGGACAACAACAATAAAATGAGGTATTAAAAAAGAAATGGCACAAGCAGATTATATAATTTCCAACCAAACATTCCCTAATACTAGGGCAGATATTAACAACCATTTATCAGCAATCGCTACTAATAACAGTGGAACTTCAGCACCTACAACACAATACGCAGGTCAATTTTGGATTGATACCACAACAACCACT